AACTGTAATTAAAGTTTCTGTATTTCCAGTGACCATTGCGCCAGCAATGTCCTGAATTCTTTCTGTGTGAAGACCTACAGCACCACTAATTACATTAAAATCAGTAGCATCAAAAGAAGCAACGCCTTTATTTGAAGAGGTTGCATCTTCTGCAGAAATGGTTACTGTATCATTGGTAATAGCAGTATCAATACCTTCTCCACCAGTGAAGGTCAGAGTACCACCAGTGCTGAATGTATCAGATCCACTGTCACCTGAAATTGTGAAATCTGATGCTGCAGGGGCAGAGAATGACAGACCACCATTTCCATCAGTAATAAGAACATGCCCATTAGAACCATCAGTTCCAGGCATTGTGTAGGTGACAATCCCAGAAAGGCTATCAGGTGATTTCAGTGTAATGAATGATGTTCCATTACTTGTTCCTTCTACAAGGTTGACTCCACTACCAGTAGAAGAAGTATTGTTAGTCCAGAATCTTCCTGAACCTACAATTTTGTTAGTTGCTGTTTCTGAGGTAAGACCAACATACAGATCATAACTATCTGTAGTAAATCCGGGTTCACCTGCCTGCAATCCAGGAAGATTCGCGAGAAGACCCCTCTTAAACTGAATTACGGGATTCGCCATCTCTATTATACTATTTGATTTTAATTATTTATCAAATGTATTTATTAAAAGGTTCCTCCATCAACATCACCGAAATTGACAACATTGTCTGTATCAATTTGTGTTTCCAGTTGAGTAATAAAAGTATCTGGGACATTACTATCATCTGTAGAAGTATCTATCAAAGAATCTGCAGAAACTAAATCAAAATTATCTGTGGATGCATTGTATCTCATCAGAAATTTATTTCTGGTATTATTCAATATTGGAGTATTTGCATTTACAAAACCTCTAAATTGTGTTGGCATCAGAAAGATCCTCCATCAACATCTCCCAATGATATTGCACCAAGATCCAATTGACTTTCTAACTGAGTGATAAATGTATCTGAGATGTTTCCATCATCAGTTGTTGTGGTCAGAACAGTATCTGCACTAACTAAAATGAATTTGTCAGTTGTGCTATCATATGCAACTACCAATCCATCTTTTGTTTCATCTAAAGTGCCAAAATTTGTGTCAGTGAGCTCCTCTACACGTGTTGCTTGTCTTGTTGAAGCGACTCTTCTTGTTACAGTTGCTTTTTTTCTTATATTAGACATAGGATTTACGTGGTAATGCCTGCCGTGACAAATGCCATTCCTTCTACCATTCTTGAAACCAATCCAAGATTGGATGTCAGATAAACATCATAATAATATCTTCCAGGTTCCAAGTCAGTAGTTTGAGTATCTGTCAATGAAATAGTAACTTCACCAGTCAATGCAGTGATTGACACGCTAAAACTTGTTGAAGTTGATGCTCCTGGATGTTTTTTGATTTTAGCAGCACCAGTATATCCAGTTAGATTAGATGCTGATCCATCACTTTCTGTAGAAGTGAACAATTCACTAAAATCAGTTCCTTGGGGGATTACAATATTGACTACAGGAGTTGACGCCATCTTGCTTTTTTAACTATTTATGTCTGTGGCTGATTTTTTGAGAAGTTTTTGAAGTTCAGCAGTTGATCCAACAAATAGTGCATTGTTGACTGTTGTTGGTCCTTTTGCTTCTTTTTCTTCTGTGACATCTTTCAGTTTTTTCTGAAGATCCATCAATTTGTCAGTTGCATCAGAGACATTTTTGATAAGTTGACCTGCAACTTCATATGCTCTGGGCATTTCACTTTCTTGTGCAAGTTCTAAGATACCATTAATTGCTTCTTGACCCTTTTCAATGATCGAATATAAATTACCCCTTGTATATTCGTAGTCCTTACGAATGTCTTCACTACTTGACCTGACTTGCTCAATCTTATTCTGGATATCATGTTTTTGAACCTCCACTTCAACCTCTGCTGGTTGAATGTCAAATGTTTCATTTAGTTTATCATACTTATTATCCATAATTCAATCCTCAGAAAGTAGTTCCATCAAATCCAAAGTTATCACCAAACTCAATGAGATTGTTATCTGCAGCAGTGATACTCTTAACCTCTGCTCCAGACACATGTTTCTGTGGAGTGGTGTTATCTTGTGCTCTTCTTACAGTGAGATCATTTCCAGAAATGGATTCAACATACATTTCTTCTTGACCAATGTAAATGTAGGTCTGTGCAGTAACTGCAGTACCATCATTGACTGTGATAACACTTTCTGTGAGATCTACATTTTCTGCAAGGTTGGTTACTACACTATCATCATAATCTTTTGTTGCTCTTGGAAGAACTTGATAGGTGAGATCTCTTGTAGCAGCAGTGCCACCTCTTTCTCCAGCAACAAATCCAACAGAAACCTTCTTGATGATATCTCCAGTAATATCGGAAATAGGACCAAACAGATATACTTTTGCTGTGAAGTTTAGTGTATAGATAAGTGCTCTTCTTGTATCAAAATTACCTTCATAATCATCATCCATTTGAATGGAATCTAATTGAATAGGAATATCTCTTTTCTCTTTCAGGTTTCCAAGGAAGTTTATAGAAAGGTTATAAGCAGGTTGGAAATATGGAAGTATCTGTTCAATAATCTGAAGCATATCATCATTCAACTTTGTCATAATAGAAAGTTGGAATGATATGTTATAAGGAACTGGCATGTAGTTCCTTTTCAATGCACTACTATCAGGCGTTTGATTGATGATAGTTTGTGTTTGAGTAGATTTGCGAGATGGATCATACTGCAATCCAACCATTTCAAATGACATTCTTGGAAGAGTCATCTGAATTGGTTTGTTCAGATCTGCCTCTTGCTGCATTCTTGCAAGAAACTTTTGAGTTGGACCATAGGCAAGAGGAACCTTGATGACACTAAATGTATCATCATTGGAATCCTTATGTTGGATCTCAATTCCGTTAAACAAGGTTCCAAACCCAATAATAACAGATCTGAAGATCTCGTTATAAAAATACTCAAACATTTTTATAGTACAACTTTATACTTACTATTTAACAAAAATGTTCAGGGCATACCAAATGGATTGGTTTCTGAGAAATCAAGTATTGCATCACCCTCTGTTTCAAAGGTATCATTGTCTGCAAATGCATCTACAAGATCATCTGTGTTTTGGATTCTTAAAGTGTAATATGCTCCAGATTCATTTCCTCCAATGATTTCTCCAGGAGTAAATGTTCCATCAACAATAGAAACTTCAAGTTCATTTGAAGATGCAGTCCACTTCTTCACTCTTGCAGTTGTTCCAGAAGTTTGTCCAGTTACTACTTCATTGAAGATAAATGTTCCAATTCCAATGGTTGAACCAATTCCAGTTGGTGGATCAATGATAACTGCAGGTCTTGAAGTCAATGCATATCCAACACCAGCATATGTGACATAAACTGCAGTTACAATACCAGCAGCATTGATCTTACCAATACCATAAGCACTTGTAAATCCAACAGGTCCACCATTGTTATCAAAGGTGTAGTTGGTTTGATCAAATGTATTATAGGTGACATCAAACTGTGGGAAGTTAGGAATAGGTGCATCAAATCTAACTTGTGGATCTGTGGAATAACCAGCACCACCATTTGTAACTGTTATGATTCCACTGATTGAACCACTTCCTGTAGTAGTTTCAATACTTGCAGTTGCTGCAGCACCAACGCCACCACCACCTTGAATGGTAATCCAAGGTGGAACTGTATATCCACAACCAGGATTGATAAGGTTGATTGCTTCAATCTTACCACCAGTTATTCCACTACATCCAATATACTCTGTGGTGATTGATGCTATACCAACAGCAGTAATTCCTCCAGAAGGTGCGGAAGAGAAACCAATGATTGGTTGAGCAGTATATCCACTTCCCATATTGGTGATATGGACCTGAGTTACTGCTCCATCTTCACAGAATGATGCAACTGCTGTTGCTGTAACTCCAGTTCCAATCAGAGTGAGTGTCTGAATATATCCAAGTTGTTCGATTTCATCATCAATCTCATCAACACCAGTATCAAGAACTTCATCTTCATATCTGAAGAGTGAACATCTCAGTGTGTAGACATAATTTTTCTGCAACTGATAGAATGGTTGCTCATGTTCAACATATTTGATCTCAAATAACCTATCACCCAATGGGAAATAGATCAGATCTCCTTCTTTTGGTCTTGTGGAGAGTACTGAATTACTTACATTTCCAAGAAGTGGTGTAATGTAATTGCTATATCTTTCCTGAGAGATGATGAGTGTTAGATCATCAAGTTCTTGAATTCCAAATTTGGATAAGATTGTGCTTTGTCCACCATATCCTTCATAACTGTCTACATATGCCTCTAAAGGATATGCACTTGTAAATTCTGACTGAATTACTTCTCTGATTACAGTGTTTGTGTTTGCAAAAATCCTTGGAAGGTAATAAACCTCAACGCCATACATCCTCAACTGTTCGTTGATTAAGTCCTGGACAAGACTTTGCTCTGTTTGAGAACCTTGTTGAAAAAATGGGTTGAGCATATTTTTATCCTATCAGATCAAGAGGTGGCAACTCATAAGTTGAAGACATTTGTGTTTTGATATCTTCTAATTCCTTTACTCCATCATCATAAATCTGTCTTCCATTCAGTTCTACACCACCAGGAAGTTTTACACCTTGGAACTTGATTAGATTTTGTCCCCACTGCTTCTTCATCAATGCAGTTAGATACTTCTTCAGGAATGGATCATTCCAAACTCTGTTGAAACTATTACCATCCATCTGTCTGAAGCAATCAATAATGATAAATTCACCCACTCTCAAGTTAGCCCAATCAACATCAAGATACATTCTGTCTTGTCTTTGATTGAATCTGATTTGTTTATGAGTGTTCAAAAGGAAATCTGTTGTTTCCAGATAGCTCATTGCCATTGAGTAACTGAGCAAATCAGTTTGTCCCCAGTAGTAAATATCATTCAAAAAGAGTTGATATTTGAAACTGAACATATTAGACACACTTACTGATTGTGCGTCATCATACTTGAAAACTTTTGTTACACCAATAATATCTGGTGGAACTTGCAAATAGTTACTATTCTCATAGTAAGTGAAAGTTACATCAGAACCCCCAATAGAAGAAGTTGCAGATGTTGAAGCAATTCCAGCGTTGGTTCCACCACTAACCACGTTTGGACGTGCTTTTCCTCTATCTATATCTTCTTGAGTAATTTGATATTTTAAGTAAACCTGAGAAACACCATCAAAGTGTCTTTGCTGAAAATATTGAACAGCATCATCAACCAAATCACTAATCTGTTCATCAGCAACATTGATTTCTAAGACAGGAGCACCCAATTGACGCTTACAGTAGTCAATCAGTTCCTGTCTGGTTGAAGGCTGTGCCATTTATATAACAATATTTTTTTCTATTTATGTTTAGCGCTGAATAACCATTCTAAGGAGTGACTTGATTTCATCCAAATCACTCTTTATGTCATTCATTTCAGATTCTAAATTTACAATCCTCTCTTTATCAGAAAGAAGTTTCTCTCTATTGCTAACATAGGATTGATACTCAAGACGGTTTTTATTGATGATGGCATTTGTTTTGCTATCTCTAAA